CATTGCAGTGGTATTTCCAACTACATAGGATTTACCACTACCTGGCCCACCAGCTAAAAAGAATGCTTTAAATATATTGGGGTCGTAGACGCCCTCCTGTAGTTCCTTGAAGTATTTCATTTTCCGTTTCTCGTTCTAAAAATTCTTGTTTACTATATTTAGTCCCCCTGTCTATTGATATGATGTTGGTTCTACTTTGACTTTGAAATGTCATCTTTCTTACTCTATTTCTTGTTTTACCTTTTTTCATGTTCTTCTTCATGTATTTCTCCATTTGGGTTATGTTATATAATAATATGAATTATTTTTGTACGAGTCTCCTTTTTATTTTATGAATGTTTGACCTTTTGAACCTTTTGGTTCAATAGATTTTGCAACATTTTGAAATTCTGTTGGTATAGCATCTTTAACTACACTCATCAACATAAAGTGTTTTCTTTCTGATTGGTCAAAAGTGTGTCTTAATTTTGTGACTAAAAATTCACCCTCATAGACGGTATCTATCTTACTCTTGCCGTGGTCTTTTCCTGTGATTGGTAATGTGAGTTTTACTTTATCACCGACAGATAATTTACAAAATCCATATGTCTTAAGTTGTATACTTACACCACCTCTTTGCAGCTCCATCATTTTTGACCTTCTGGTTGATAACCAATTTTCTGCGTTGTTGTCTGAGAAGTTGTATCCTGTGTCGGATAGGTAATGCATTGTGTCGTGTGTACCATCATTTGAACTTGGGTGTACTTGTGTCTTTGCATTGGTAAAATCTCCAAGAGTATTGTTTCTTTCATCAATCGCTACTTGATTGTATATAGGATTTTTATCTATTCTACCAAAGTTTTTAAAGTTGTCAAAGTAGTTAAATGTGTGTTGTGTGTAGTTTTTATGGAATATATTGTATTTTATTAAATTAGAACTTAACATACCACTTCTACTTGACATTAAAGTATCATTAGTATGTGATATACTAAAATTTAAAATTCTTCTATAATCTTTTTCCAAAGAACCACCTCTTTTATTCTCACCCTCTATATTCATACCAGCCTCTGATGCAACAAATTCACCTTGATACGGTTCATTGTATAAACTATCCAGAACTCTAAACTGAAAACCTTTTGTACTCTCGTAGAAAAAATAATGAGGAGAACCACCATATTTTTTAGAAAAAGATTCTCTTGTAAGTGTTCTAATAAAATCTATGGGTCTTAAATTAGGTGCGACATATTTTCTTTGTCTACTTGTTTCGTCCATAGTTATTTCTTTATTTGTGTTGATTAAATTACTATCTCTTAAAATAGACTCTATAATCTCTGAATTAGTTCCAGAGTAAGATTTTGATGTTCTTGTTCGATTATTTCGAAGAGTTTCAGTTGATACTGCACTTATCTCATATATTTGAGAGCCTGCACTTGCATCTTGTCTTGCAGATACTTTATGAACACTAAAAACATTTTTTGTAAAATCAAATGAACCAACACCCTTTGTTGTTATCTTAAGAGATATAAACTCTTGACCTACGATAGGCATATTCATAAGCATATTTTCTTTGTCAACAATAACTAAACTTAACATAAGAGAACTTGTAAACATATTCTCAAATATATTCATTTCTATAACAGAATCATTTAGACGAGCAATTACACCAGTAGACGAGAGTATTTTACACTCCTCTAAATTATATTCGCCTGCATATTGTACACCTGTTCCTAAAGCCATTAGATTGCTGTTTCACCGATTAATTTCTGATACTCGTCTGTAAACTGTTCTACAAAACTTGGGTCGAGTAATCTTATTTGTCTTCTTTTATCTTGTTCTTGTTCTTCATACTCACGATTAGTAATTGGAGTAAGACCTGTATATGCATCATCATCTACTTCGTTAAACACTTCTATTTTAACTTTAGTATCACCAGAGGTTTGTGTAGATTCATAATGATGTATTCCATCTGGGTTTGTATATTTGTCATTTAGGTAGTCCAAGAACTGTCCACCTGTCATAGGCCATTGATGATATCTATCTGTTATATCGTTGATTAATAATATTACCCAGTGTAGTTCTGCATCACCGTATAATTTGTGTGCAATCATCTCTGGTGTTTCACCTTCTTTTACATCATAAGTATCGTATAACAAAGTGTTTGATTTTAACTTTGCTCTCATACCCACTCTTCGTAAAAGATTAGTTACATCTTTAAAATTTAAATCACCTTTTGCATCATAAGGTATTACTGGAAACGCATCAAAATACATTTTTAATATCCTTCAAAAACTCTTTCTCTTGTGATAATTTCTATTTCTTTAAATGAAAGTGTTATAGCTGTTTCTACTGGTGGTGCTCCATCATCTGCGTGTGGTTCAAATGTTTTGTATCTATCACCACCATAAGTCACTCCGACATTATCTAAAAAACATTCTGATATTCTATGGACATAATCGTTTTCTTTACCCTTGTACATATATTGAATATTAAATGTGTTTGGTACAGTCATTGTATCTCTATCTCTACCATTTAACATTTCTGGTAACATATTAGACTTAAACGCAAACACTATTTTTCTTATTTCATCTGCTTCTCTTGAATTTTTAGGTATCATTTTAAATGTGTACTGGAAACTTCTTCTGTCTACATTTTTAAATGCAAGTTCCATTCTATCTGCAACAACAGCACCTGTTGTTATTTCAATTGCTTCTCTTGCACCAGAAGTTATTCCTATTCCATCTATAATACCTGTAACAACATTTAAACCTTTCTTTTTAAAATCATCAGCAATATTAGGTAATTGGTCTATCAACGCTTCGCCTGGCGATTCACCTGCTTTTACACCTTGATATATACTCGCAGCTGCAGCTGCAAGACCACCTATTGCCTCATCTGCATATTGTGTTGCATACGTCACTTGAATAGATGCAGGCATATACATTGCGATTGCAGTATCTAATCTTCTAGTTGCTGGTCTTTCTATTCTAACAACTTGACCACCTTCAAGTTCTTCTTTAGTTACTGGATTTGCTTCAGCTTCATCTGCCGTATTCTTTCCAGTATTAGCATCTTGATAAGAAGCATTTTTCTTTCTTGCACTTTCCGTTCCATTATTTGTTAAAATATCATCTGTATTTTTTTGTTTTTGATATCCAGTTTTACCACCAAAATTCTTTTTTATGAAATTAGGTATTTCTCTATTAGCTTGTTCTTTTTTAATTGTTTTACTACCACTTTTACTTTTACCAGAAAAACTTAATTTAGAGTTTGATTGTTCGTTTATGAAAAAGATAATGTAGTGTCCATGATTACCTATGCCTGGGTCACCAGCCACGTCAAGTGGAAACTGAAATAAATTAGGATTTGCCTTTCCTTTTTGATTTAGAGGTGCAGTATCAGAACTATCTCTTCCTGTTTTACCTTTATTAATACCAAGTAAGCCTGGTAGATTACCAGCAACTTTTCTTAATCCTGTATTGACGACTTGTTGAGCGATACCTTTTGCAATGTCTATAGCCATGTATAAATACTCCTATGAAGGTATTTAGTCGTTATGTCATACAAAGGTAAATATATTCCAAAGAACCCACAGAAGTATAAGGGTGACCCCTCACAAGTAATCTATCGTTCTTTGTGGGAACGTAAGTTTATGGTTTATTGTGATAGAAATGACAAAGTAGTAGAATGGGGTAGTGAAGAAATAATCGTCCCTTATAGGTCGCCTTGGGACGGTAAAATGCACCGATACTTCCCAGACTTCTATATCAAGATAGAACAAACCACAGGTGGTGTCAAGAAGTTTCTTATTGAGGTCAAACCTAAACATCAGTGTAAAGAACCTATCAAAACACCAAAAAAACGCACACGCAAATGGTATAATGAAGTTAAGACTTGGGGTATTAATCAAGCTAAATGGAAATCTGCAATAGATTGGTGTCAGAACAGAGGTATGGAATTTAAGATACTTACTGAAGACCATCTCAATCCGAAGTATAAATAGTATTATGTACGAATACAGATGTAAAATAGTCAAGGTAATTGACGGTGATACAGTTGATGTGGATATCGACTTAGGGTTCGGTGTGTGGTTACACAAAGAACGTGTTAGGTTATATGGTATAGATACACCAGAAAGTAGAACCAGAGATTTAGAAGAAAAGAAGTATGGTCTGATGGCTAAAAAATTAGTTTTAACTTTGATGCCCATTGGTTCTATGCAGATACTTATTACAGAAAAAGATAAGACAGGTAAGTTTGGAAGGGTACTTGGTAAATTTAAAGTACATGAACCACACCTTGATAGAATGGTGATACTTAATGAGTTTATGGTTGACAATCACTACGCAGTAGAGTATCATGGTCAATCTAAATATGATAT